TAGCAGTAGCAGCACCAGCAGAACCAATTGTACCATTATTTTTAATTAAGATATCATCTACAAAAGTAACGATACCAGTTGAAGCAATTGTCATAGCAGCTGCGGTGCTTGCAGAACCGATTGTACTACCATCGGCAATAGTTACACCGGACGACATAACTGGTCTACCTACAAAAGTTGCAACACCCCCCTGTGTCAGTGTGCCCGAAACATTTAGTGTTCCGTTAAGATCAACAGCGGTTGCAGTAAGATCAATCTCGTCCGTAGCAGCAATAGAGAGAACCGTTGCACTTGATCCTTGAATAAACTGACTAGCATCATTGAACATAATTTTATTTGTTGAGTTAAGTGTTAGACCTGCTCCATCTGTGTGTGTCAATTTTGTATCTTGATCGTCACCAAAATTAATAACTGCGCTATCAGCAAGAAATAAGTCGGACCATTCAAGTGATGCAGAACCTAATGCAGCGGAGTCGCTTGCATTTGGTTGTACCGCACCAGAGAATGTTCCTGACCCTGTTACAGATAATCCATTACTATCGACTGATGTTCTAAGAGTTCCACCTGTTGTAACTGATACTGTATCTGCGGCACTAAAGAATATTCCAGTATTTGCATCGCCGGTGTTGGTAATTGATGGAGCTGATGCGCTGCCGTCAGCAAAAGATGCAACACCAGTGATTGAAGGTGCAGCAAGAGTGACAACAGTAGCAGTAGCACTGATACCAGAACTTAGTGCAGTACCCGTACCCAACAAAGTATAAATTTCACTAAAGTTATCGTTGATCTTGTCACCACCGTCACGAATAGAATCACCTGTTCCGTCTCCTTCGGTTGTTCCTAGTCCTATTGATTGTAATGCCATTATCCTTGTCCCCTTCTATCGTAATAACCATTTGTGTTCATCGATGTGGTGGAGTTAAAGTCCTGACGTATAGCAATCTGACTACTCGTATTCGTAAGAACAATGTGTGTACCACTAGCAAATGTACCGTTGTTATCAGAGGAATTTTCACCGGAATTATTAGCATTTTGACTAGTTGGAGTAGCATCCGTTACGTCTGGATGTGTAAGTGTGAAACGGACCGAGTTATTACTATTAGCAACTTGACCAACCAAACCAAGAATTGCTCTAGTCTGAACCCCTAGAGGAGCAGATACTGCTTGTGTAACTCTTGATGTTCCAATAGCTGACGCATTGATATTTACAATCTGCGCTTTAAAGATAAATTCATCACCATCTTGAATAAAGTTTAAAATGTTTGACGAGCCATCTGTCAGAACTGCTCCAATACGTCTAAATGCAGAAGCACTATTATTTGCAACTAGATTTGCAGCAGTTATACTCGTATCAAAACCAATGTCAGTACTACCACTAACAATAATTGCATGAACGTGATACCATGTGTTAGTTGCGATACTAACACCTGATGCCAAACCACCATTACCCGATCCTGATGCCCAAGTTGCATCAATCCTTTTGGTGAATGCAGATGCTAATATAATGTCGGCAGCATTTGCATTATCTCTTACCTCACCAATACCAACAGTGATATCATGAGCAGTATCAGTTGCGTTTGCTAATCCCATCCCAGACAGGTAACCTCTAGGTAACCCAATATAAGTTGCAATTCTTGATGCAGCAACTTTTCTGTTTGCACCACCCGCGCCATCATCAATTATAAACAAGTCGGCATCAACAATAGCAGCACCAATATCAGTTGCACCATCTATGTCAAGGTCTGCAAGTGGAATAGAACCATCAGGAAATACGGGTGCTTGTGAAAATGTCACAACACCATTAGAAGCAATCGCAATAGAATCAACATCACTAGCAGAACCGATTGTACCGCCATCTTTAATTAAGATATCATCTACGAAAGTAACAATACCAGCAGAAGAAATTGTCATAGCAGTAGCAGCACCAGCAGAACCAATTGTACCATTATTTTTAATTAAGATATCATCTACAAAAGTAACGATACCAGTTGAAGCAATTGTCATAGCAG